GAGCCTGTTTCTAAGGCATTACGGAAGAAAGCTGAGGATCTAGGCTTTGCACCGTTGATTTCTGGGATGCAAGCGGAGTAAACATGGCAAAGACAAAGATCTCTGAGTTTTCCTCAACTCCAGGCAACAACACCGACATAGACGGTATTGACATTGCCGAGGGTTGTGCGCCTAGCAACATCAACAACGCTATTCGGGAGTTGATGAGTCAGCTTAAGAATCAACAAGCTGGACTCGATGGCGACACCTTTACAACGAACGATGTTCTTACGGTCTCAGGTGTCACGGCTAACGCAGGCCGAGTAAGACTAGGTGAGGATGCAGACAACGGTTCTAACTACACGGAACTAAGGTCTGCTGCGTCGCTTGCGTCCAATCTCACGTTTGTGCTTCCCTCTTCGGATGGATCAGCGAACACAGTTTTAGCGACAGATGGTTCAGGAAACTTATCGTTTTCTGCAATCACAGGAACGGGCAATGTAGTACGAGCGACTTCTCCGGCTTTAACAACGCCAGACCTTGGTACACCTTCAGCGGCAACACTTACAAATGCTACTGGTCTTCCTATCGTTGCAGGCACTACAGGAACCTTATCTGTAGCACGAGGTGGTACAGGCGCAGCAACAGCAGCAGACGCTCGCACAAACCTTGGGATTACCGAGACCGGACAAGATACAACCTACGCATTCAGGGCTAACAATCTTTCTGATTTAGCTTCCGCATCCTCTGCCCGTACGAACCTCGGTCTAGGAACGATCGCAACGCAAGCGGCATCGAGCGTTTCTATTACGGGCGGTTCGATCACAGGGATTACCGATCTTGCGGTTGCCGATGGTGGAACAGGCGCATCTTCTGCTGCTGACGCTAGGACGAACTTAGGTGTTACAGCGACAGGTCAAGACACGACGTACGCTTATCGGTCGAACAACCTCTCTGACTTAGCCTCTGCGTCAACAGCCAGAACGAATCTTGGTTTGGGTTCTATTGCTACGCAAGCAGCAAATTCAGTCTCTATCTCTGGCGGCTCAATAACAGGCATTACAGACCTTGCTGTAGCAGATGGTGGTACAGGTGCATCTTCTGCGGCAGATGCCCGTACGAACCTCGGTGTACCTTCCTTGACGGGTTCTGGTGCTAGCGGGACATGGGGCATTAATATTACGGGTGCTGCCGCAAGCGCGACATCCGCAACAAGCGCAACCACGGCGACTAATCTTGCAGGTGGTGCTGCTAACCGAATAGCCGTACAAACTGGCTCTGGTGCAACTGGATTTGTTACTGCCCCAACAAGCTCAGGCACTTACTTAAGCTGGAACGGTACTGCTCTCACCTGGGCATCTCCTGCTGGAACCGGTGACGTTGTAGGCCCATCTTCTGCGACTGCTAATCAAATCGTATTGTTTGACGGGACTACAGGGAAGTTAGTAAAAGCAGCGTCTACAACGGGCGTATTGAAGGCTGTAAGCGGTGTTATTTACGCAGCTACATCAGGAACGGACTATGCTCCCGCAACGTCAGGAACAGGGATTCTTAAGGGTGATGGTGCTGGAGCCTTTTCGACTGCTTCTTCTGGTATTGACTACGCACCTGCAACAAACGGAACTGCGATCTTAAAGGGCAATAATGCTGGTGGGTTTGCTAATGCTGCTGCTGGTACTGATTATGTTGCACCAGGGGGAGCGTTAGGGACACCTTCTTCCGGTACGTTAACCAACGTCACGGGTCTACCAATATCAACAGGCGTGTCTGGCTTAGGCACAAATGTAGCGACTGCACTCGGTGTAAGCGTAGGGTCTGCCGGAGCCTTTGTCCTTAACGGTGGTGCATTAGGAACCCCTACCTCAGGAACCCTAACCAACGCCACAGGTCTTCCTGTTTCTACGGGTATATCAGGACTAGGAACCAACGTAGCGACTGCTTTAGCGGTCAACGTAGGCTCTTCTGGTGCTGTTGTTGTGAACGGTGGTGCGCTAGGCACACCTTCGTCGGGTACGTTGACTAACGCCACAGGATTGCCTTTAACGACGGGTGTTACTGGAACCCTGCCGGTTGCTAATGGCGGTACTGGTCAATCTTCGTTTACCGACGGTCAGTTGATGATTGGTAATACATCGACAGGCTTGCTGAGTAAATCAACTCTGACTGCTGGTTCTAACATTACTATCACGAACGGCAATGGAAGCATTACGATTGCTTCTACGGCATCAGGTTCTGGTGACGTTGTAGGCCCATCTTCATCGACCGATAGTCAGATTGCGCTTTTTGATAGCACCACAGGAAAGCTAATAAAGGCTGCAACAACCACGGGCCTACTAAAAGCCTCGTCAGGTGTTATAGCGGCAGCCGTATCAAGCACTGATTACGCTCCTGCAACAAGCGGAACATCTTCTCAGTTATTGGGGAGTAATGGCACAGGCGGGTTTAGCAATGTCACAGTAGGTTCCGGCCTTACTTACTCTGCTGGAACCTTGTCGGCATCAGGTGGTACTGGCGATGTTGTTGGCCCTGCTTCAGCGAGTGATAACGCTTTTGCAAGGTTCGATGGAACGACAGGTAAGCTAATCCAGGGTAATACCTACGCAAGCCTTTCTGATGCTGGTGCGGCAATCTTTGGCGATTCTGTCTCTATTCAGCAGGGAGCAGGAAACGATCCGTATCTTGAGCTTTACTCTGCCAATGTATCTGGCATCAAGATTCTAAGATTGAAGGCTAACTCCTCTCAGGCAACTTCAACAAACACCTACACATTCCCTACAGGCTACGGATCAAACGGGCAGGTTTTAACCAGTAACGGATCTGGTGGTTTGTCTTGGTCTACCGCATCCGGTGGTAGTGGCTTTAGTCCTGTGACAGCAGCAATGATTTTCGGATAGGAACAAACATGGCAGCTCCAAACCTACTCTCACCGACAACCATAAACGGCAAGACCGTTACGGTTGATCTATCGTCTACGTCTGCGACCTCTATCCTGAGCAATGCAGCAAGTTCAGGCAAGGTCTTAAAGATCAACTCGCTGTATGTGTCTAACGTAGATGGAACTAGCAACGCAGAGATAACGATCAACTACTACTCTGCTGCTGCGCTAGGTGGTACGGCCACACAGATAGCGTCTACGGTTGTAGTTCCTGCTGACTCTACTTTGGTAGTGATTGATAAAGACGCTTACATTTACCTAGAGGAAGATCGCTCACTAGGTGCTACGGCTGGAACGTCTAGCGACTTGAAAGTTGTTTGCTCTTACGAAGATATTAGCTAGGAGTTGCCATGCCTAGAGGTAACGGCGGGATAATCGGCCCCGCAAACATACCAAGTACAAGTTCAGCCAAAGGTGTTTGGTCACTGACAGAGGCGCAGTTAGCGCAAAAGCAAGGCACATGGCCTATTGTTGTTTCGTCTATCGCTGTTGAGTACCTTGTTGTTGCTGGCGGGGGTGGTGGTGGCGGGTCTCCTGGGGCTGGTGGCGGTGCGGGTGGCTATAGCACTGGAACCAATCCTGCTGTTTCCCTTTTAACAAATGTAACCGTAACTATCGGCGGTGGCGGTACTGGTGGTTTAGGCTACCCAAGTAGCACAAACTCAACTTCAGGCTCAAATTCTATATTCAGCACAGTCACAAGTTACGGCGGTGGTAATGGCGGGTCAGCAGCAAATCGGCTTGGTGGGAATGGTGGAAGTGGCGGAGGTAGTGGTGCTAGTGGTGGCTCTGTGCCAGCAACTTTCCCTGGTGGAGTAGGCGTATATCCTGGCTCTTCATATATTAGCGCAGCAAGACAAGGATATGATGGCGGCGCATCAAGAAATCAATCTAATTACGAAAGCGGTGGCGGTGGGGGCGCGGGTGCTGCCGGTGTCGCTGGCGCTTTTAACACAGGAGGTAATGGCGGTATAGGCTTACAGTCATCAATTACAGGGACAGCTACTTACTACGCTGGTGGTGGCGGCGGAGATGCTGGTGGCGGGACTACGGCAGGAACAGGAGGTTCTGGTGGTGGCGGCAAGTCTAATCTAACCGCTAACGGCGATCCTGGAGGTGTTAATACAGGTGGCGGCGGCGGTGCAGGTGGGCAGTCTGGTGGTTATTTTAATGGAGGCGCAGGCGGCTCAGGCATTGTCATCCTGAAATACTCAGACGCTTACTCTATTTCCAATCCAGGTGGTGGTCTTACTTACAGTACAAGTCTATCTGGTGGGTACAAGATCACATCGTTTACGGCCGGTACTGGCAACATACAGTTTGCATAATGAACATACACCATTTATTCCCCACACCCGTAGGATTCTTTGAGTTAGGAAGGGAACTTACGGATGAGGAGTTGTTCTTTGTCCGTGAGTTAGAAACCCGTCCTAACATGGGTAATACAACCTCAACCAACAACTTTGTGCTGCGTGATCCGGTTATGACGGGTCTACGCTCTTGGATTGAGGACTGTGTATCGGAATACTTCAAAGCCACTGCCAATCCAAAGCACGATGTCAGCCTGAGAGTCACGCAAAGCTGGTGTAATTACTCGGAGCCAGGGCAATTCCATCACAAACATGCACACCCTAACAGTTACGTTTCAGGTGTGTTCTATGTTCAGACCAATCCTGATGACAGGATTTACTTCTACCGTGACGGGTATCAACAGATCAAATTCCCTCCGCTAGAGTGGAACCAGTACAACTCCGAGTCTTGGTGGTTTGAGGCTACGGCAGGCAAGCTGATTCTGTTCCCTTCGTCAGCGCAACATATGGTTCCGCAAGTGCAGGGCGAAGAAACTAGAATTTCTCTATCGTTTAACACCTTCCCAGTTGGAATGATTGGGGAAGAAGTTGATTTAACTGGATTACGGCTGGAGGCATAATGGCTCACTACGCTTTTTTAGACGCAAATAACATCGTTACCGAAGTCATTGTCGGCAAGGACGAAGGCGAAGAAGGTATTGATTGGGAAGTGCGCTACGCTGAGATAAGAGGGCAGCCTTGTAAGCGTACAAGCTACAACACCCAAGGCGGTCAGCATCCTAACGGTACACCATTCAGAAAGAACTACGCAGGCATTGGATACACCTATGATGCAGTGCGAGATGCTTTTATACCGCCACAACCTTTTGCTAGTTGGGTGCTAAACGCTGGTTCTTGCCTTTGGGAGGCTCCCACACCCATGCCAACTGACGGTAAAATGTACTCATGGGATGAAGATACTGTGAGTTGGATTGAGAGATGACACCCGAACAGAAGTCAGACGTACTGGTAGAAGTCGCAAAAGCCACTCCTCCGGTAGCAATCACAACAGCCGTGACTGTTGGTGGTCTGACTCTGAATGAATGGGTTGCAGTTGCTACCTTGCTCTACATTGTGTTACAGTCCGGCTGGCTTGTCTGGAAATGGTTCCATGCCATAAAAGATAAGAAGAATGAAGCACAATCTTCCGATAGTTAAAGTAGTTTGGGAAGATGCCTGCCACGACACTCTTGGGTGGGGTGATAGCCCAGAGAAAGCCAAGGACTTTCAGGTTCCGCTTGTTGTCTCTATAGGATTCTTATTAGGAGATACCAAGCAGGGCGTGAAAATTTGTCAGTCATTGACTGACGACGCAATCGCTCAGTCTTTGGTGATTCCGCGCAAGATGATCCAGAGCATAGAGCGCGGAGCTTGGCGTGAGAAAAAAGTCAGAAGATGAAGAGTTCATCAGAGTCTGGAAAGAACTAGGAAGCCCAACTAAGATTTCAGATCGTATCGGTCTTACTCTTCGCAATGTTTACGAGCGACGAAGGGCAATCGAGAAGAAATACAACATCCTTCTTCCTACAAAAGACGCTCGTTTTACCTTACCAGAAAATCGTAGGCGAGCGACGCTAGAAACTGAAGGTTATGTGATCGTATTTTCTGACGCTCACTTCATGCCTGGAGAACCTTCCGCGGGGTTCAATGCTCTCTTAAAACTCATCAAGATCCTAAAGCCAAAAGCGATTATCGCAAACGGAGATATTCTCGATGGCGGGACTATCTCTAAGTACGGCCCTATGGATTGGTCTCCAGTCACAAGTCTGCGTGATGAACTCGAAGCGGTTCAGTGGCATATGGATCAGATCGTCAAGGCCTGTAAAGGTCTAGGCACTTTCTTACATCGAACCACAGGCAACCACGACATACGGTTTGACAAAAGATTAGCAGGATCTGTCCCTGAGTACAAAGGCATCCAAGGAACGACGCTCAAAGACCATCTACCTGAGTGGTCTGTCAGTTGGTCTGTCATGGTCAATGACATCTGCATGATTAAGCACAGGCTCCAACATTCGGGTATCCACTCCGGTTACAACAACACCTTAAAAGCAGGCATCTCTACGGTCTCAGGGCATACTCATCTTTTGGAAGTCAAAGGATGGGGCGACTATCGAGGACGTAGATACGGTGTGTCTACAGGTATGCTTGCCGATCCTGATGGCGGTCAGTTTTCTTATATCGAGGACAACCCCGTTCCCTGGTGTCAAGGTTTTGCTGTCTTATGTTTCAGAGATGGTCTACTCTTGCCTCCAGAACTTGTCGAGGTTATCGAGGGGACTGCATACTTTAGGGGGCAAGCCGTTGGCTAACTTTGAACAAGCGTTTGACAAGATGATGGAGGACGAAGGAGGTTACGTCCTTCACGAAGTCCAAGGCGACCGAGGCGGTCAGACTTATGCGGGTATTGCTCGCAAGATGCACCCCAAATGGGAGGGCTGGCAGCATATTGACTACCAAGAGACACCTCCGACACAGTTAGTCCGAGACTTCTATAAAGAGAACTTCTGGGACAAGATCAAAGGCGATGATTTAACGCATGACGTTATAGCCTCGTCTCTCTTTAACTTTGCTGTCAATGCTGGCGTACCTGTAGCCATCAAACTTGCCCAGATATGCGTCAAAACGGCCCCAGACGGCGTTATCGGGCCCAAGACTATATCAGCACTCAACCAAGCTAATCCAGAGCTCTTTGTCGCTTATTACGCGCTAGCAAAGATTGCTCGTTATCGAGACATTGTTACCCGTGACAGAAGCCAGATGAAGTTCATGTTGGGTTGGATAAACAGGACGCTCAAGCTATGAACCTGCTCGGAATCTCTTCCATCGTTGATAGCGTCGGAAAAGTTATCGGAGACCTGCACACATCCGACAAAGAACGCATGGAGCTTGAGCTAGAAGCCAAGCGTATCGACCAGGCGATTGATCTCGGTCAAATGGAAGTCAACAAGGTCGAAGCCGCCAACCAGAATATGTTTGTTGCTGGCTGGAGACCTGCTATCGGTTGGGTTGGTGCGGGAGCGATGTTCTACCAATTCCTTGCTTACCCGCTTTTAGTCTGGGCGTGGACTTGGATGCAAGCAGAACAGATCGTCCCGCGAGAGGTAAAACCTCCTCCCATGCTAGATACCGACGCTCTATGGGTTATTTTGAGCGGTATGTTGGGGATTGCTGGAATGAGGAGTTTTGAACGCGTTAAGGGTGTTGTCCCTCCGGCTAAGTCTTAAGTCTTTTGTGTTGCGCGGTAACTTCGTCTCGCACCATTTGCCCGATCTTGTCACCGTGTACCTTTTCGATCTTCTCAATAATCGGAAGTCGTTTGCTTTTAGCTAACTTTAAGATCATCTTTGCCCAGTCCTGAACGACAAACGGCAACGCTTTTTCATACGCTGCCGCTATCTCTCCAACATCAGATGACTTAACTTGCTTGATAAGGTTGATCCACGATTCCACGGATCGACCACTCCTTAAACGCTTTGTGCTTTGCCATTGTGTCTGGGCACTCGGTTGACGGTGGAATCCACCCCCGCTCCCTCCAGATTTCCTCGACGGGTCTGAACTTTTCTGTCCTCGTCTGATTCTCGATTAACTCTCTCCAATTGTTCATAGTAAGCCTTTCGGGAACGGATAGACCGCATCCTCGTGAGGAGTTCCTGGCCGTGGTGCATTGAAGAACCTCCGTTTTTCCAACTCTGAAGGCTTCCAGAAACACTCAGGAGCCTCAGACTTGATGATGTGAATGACCCTCTCTAAGACCGGAGAGTCATCCGAAATATTTGCAGGACGCTTTGCAAACGCCTTTTTCAGCATGGTTTGGTGGTGTACGCTTAACATTAGAATGGCACATCCTCGTCATTGTTAGTCTTAGCGGGTCTAGTTTCCCCGTCTTTCTGCTGGAACTTTAGCCCAAGATACTTCCCGTCGGAACCCTCATTGACCCATCCTGAGATCCAGTATTCGACACCGTTTATCATTGCTGAACCTCGGTAGTCTGGGTGAACATCCTTCTCTTTTTTCTTGTTCTTGCTGATTGATCCTGTTAGTTCTTTTGGCATAGCGATTCTTCCATTTGATTAACTTCGTTGAGAAAGGCAACCAGATCAGCCTCGATCTTGGTTAGCTCTTCCGGCTTTGGCTCGTAACGAACGACGAATAGTTGAAGATGTTCAGGCAGTCTTGGGTCGAACGACACAAAGTCGCACCAAGTACGTCCCGTGACGAGCATTTGAGTGAGCATCTGTGGTTTGTATTTAGTGGGAACCTCCTTAGCTAGTAAGTAATCAACGTGAGTGTTTGAGTTAGGGCACTTAATCTCGATCAACCCCGACCCTGCAAAGCCATCAGGAGACGCTCCAAGCCACTTTATCGACTTGTGAGTATGAAACCCTGTCTGCTCGACGAAATGGCCTGTATGGACTTCGTAGGCTGCCCTAGCAACGGGTTCTTGTTCCGTACCCCATTGCATAGCTGCATTCGTGAATGAATCGCTTTGTAGTCCCGTCAGACGCTCTGTGACGAGTTGAATCTGGTAGTTCCTACGTGTAGCCGTTCCAGGTTTCGCAAGCGCGTCTGAGGCCCGTGAAGCGGTTAGATGCCCTAACCTTGCCTTAAACCAATCATCAGTTCTTTGTTCCATGTTGCACCTTTAGTATCCCTCGTTCGATCATTGCTTGCATTGTGTTTATGTACGCTTGGTTCCAGAAGTCTCGTCGTTCTTCACGAGACATTTCTTTTCCCTGGTCTAAGTATGAGTGGCATTTGTAGCAAAGAGATGCTACTAAAGCATCAGATACTTTAATGCCCATACCTTTGCCTTGGTTCCTATGAGCAGCGACTACAGTTCCATCTTCACAGAAACAAGATCCGCAAGGCAGATGCCTGCAAGCCTCAAGCAACTTTTTGTTTGAGTACATTGATCTTCCTTAAGTCAAGTTCAGCGTCCTTCATTTCATCTGTCCAGACTAAGCCCTTCTCGATTGCGTACTGTAGAAGCTGCTCTACTAAGTCTGAAAACTCTGACACGGTAAGCGAAGCAGTCGAAGGCTCGATCTCTTTTACGATACCTCCAGGAAGTTCAACAACACGAGAGGGAAGAAACCTTGTCTTAGCCCACTCGTGCCAGATGTCCTGGGTGTATTGCTGGCCCATAAGTTGTTCCGCACAAGCTGTCAGGATCGACCAATAAAACCGATTCTGAGCCGCTGTTCGAGGTGGTTTGGTAATAGTTACCATGTAACCAAGTTCCGTGGCTTCTATGGCCTCTATGACCCTCCTACGGTCAGTCTCAGTCGTTAGGATTGATCTCATTTCTCAGATACCAGTTGTAGTTGGCTCGAAAGGCTCGTCTCTCGAAGTCAGTAAACTTATCGTGACGCTCTGAGAACATGGCATTGACCATGCGTCTCTTGAACTCTTTGCTGTCAACGTCAAGCCACATCAGGTAGCTGTCGAGCCCTGACTCGTGGAGGTCTCCGAATAGGAACCTAAGTGCGGTAATCGTTTCGTCTGTCGGTCTAGTTTTGTAGGGTGCTTTGCAAGCATCATCGACTGCAAGTTGGATGACAGACCAAAGCAGTTTCTTGCAGCGCTCTGTCTGGATCGAGTCCAGCAGTCCTTCTTCGAATGTGTTTAGGTTCATTTTCTCTTGTAGTAGTAGGCCCAGGATTTCCTGTAAAGTTTTTCTTTCGTTACCAACTTGCGAGCCTCCAGAGCACGAATCATTTTTAGCGCATTCTGTGGTGTGCAACCAAATTTGTTAGCCAGATCGTTTAGAGACATCCAGTCATCGAGTACTTCTAAGTAAGCCGTTTGTGTTGGCGTTAGCGGTTTAGACTTGTTGAGCATCAACCGGCCAAACTTTTCCACCGACTTCAGGAACTCATCTCGGTGTGAGATGAGAACCCCTGATTGCTTGGCAATGGAGAGAATCTGACTCATTTGATCTCCGTCAGTTCTTTCTTGCGTTGTTCCTTAGCCGCGTCGATTTGTTTAATAGCATCAGGATCGTTCTTAAACACTTTGTACGCGCCTGTGAATGCTGCTTTCAGATCATCAACTGTTTTCGCCTCTGATAGCGTTTTTATGTGGTCGTCTACGGAAGGCTTATCTTCATCTGGCAGATCCTCTCCAGCGTATATGTAGAGCCCGATACCGTGGAGCGAAATAGCTTTAGCTAGACACCTCTGCATAGCCGTGTTGACCTGGAAAGCGTCAGGGTTAGAGATCGCTTTGTTGCGGTGATCCATGACAGGCAGTTGTGCAGTGCGAGATACGCCGAATGCTTTTACCTCGCAGAACACCATAACCGTGTCATTCCAGGTTTGGTAAGGCTTGTACTCCCAAGTTGCAGTAGGATCGTGTTGCAACAATGTATCCACGGCCCAGGCCCAAGAGAGGTAAGAAAGGCCGTTTTTCTTCTCGACCTTCTCGGTTACGTTGATCTTTCTAAGTTCGTTGAATTTCATGTTTGGCTCCGTTACTTTATGAACAGGTAGAGCAGTGTTCCGTAGCAAATCCCCAATAGCGCGCATAGTGCCCAGTCACTCCTCGTTATCTTGTACTTGGTCAAGTTCGTACTCCTGTTGTTCCAACTGTTGTTGGTAGTCATTCTGTTCCCTCTCTCTGTCGTATTCGTAAAGTTTTCTGTCTAGCCAAGCATCGTAGTCAACGCTCATGGTGTTTCCTTTGTGTAGATCGTGCAGAACTGTTCTACGTTAGCTGCAAATACAATCTCGTTGATCTTGATGTTGTAGTCGTTGTCAAAATATTCCTTGATGATTTTTTCTAACTGCTCTTGTGTGAGTATGATTTTCATGTTGGCTCCTGTAGGGGCCGAAGCCCCTGGTTGTTAAATTTCAATCCAAGCAAGTGTGCTTTTTGCTTTTTCTATTGCTTCATTCCAGTTGGCTACCCAAGTAAATGGGAAGATGTCAATGTCCTTGGCTTTAGGCTGTCCTGCATATCCTCTTGCAAAACAAAACGAATTTTTATGCCTGGTGATTTTCATCCAGTTGTTTTGGCTGCGGATATATCTAACGTTGCGCTGCAAGTCACACTTTGTGATGACCATTGCATCCATTGCTACATTGCGCCTTGCTTCTAGTTCTTCTTTTGCTGTTGCCATTTTGCTAGCCCCTGTTTGTTTGTGTCGATGGAGTAATCTTAGGCTTATCAATCACATAAGACTGTCATCGTGACGACAATCTCTGCCGCTGATACCAAAAAGAAACGCCGTTCGTCTGTAAGTCCTACTCAGAGGTCTTTAGCTGCGCTTCGTGAACGTGGTTATTTGTGTCAGATCGTCGAGCACTGGAACCCTTGGGCTCGTATACGCCAGGACTTGTTTGGAATAGGCGACATACTTTGTCTCAAGGACGAGGAGACCCTTTTAGTTCAGACGACCTCAAGAGGTAATGTCTCGGCTAGAGTGAAGAAGATTGCAGAGAGCGAACATCTTCCGGCTATCTTGCGAGCAGGCTGGAAGATAGAGGTTCATGGATGGGGTAAGTTGAAAGAAGGTTGGACTTGCAAGGTTGTGGAGATCTGATAAGATTAGTTTGTCTGTGTGGTAGCAGATGTAAGCCGTTAGGAATGTGCCCTGTCCCTTTTCTCTTGAAGGGAACTACCACCAGGGTACATCCTTAACGGCTTTTTCTTTTTCTACCGGACCGTACTCCGAGCGTTATTAAGAACCTGCATGGGTTGCGCGGAAGTAAACACCGGCTGGCGAAACACCCCGTTTCATGCCGATCCAGACTGTCAGTGAGGTACTGGACTAAGCCTCTTGTACATGGGTGGGACAAGCAAGAGGTGGAGAGAATCGCTGGCTTAGGCTGTACTAGGCGGGGAACATCCAGAAGAGACCCCTGCTGGGTAAGGTGAGTGCTACCACCCTTGGGGAAGTTATGTCTAAAGTAAAGAGAAGTAGAAGATTGTCAACAAGACGACAGTCAACAATAAAAATAAGGTTTACATTGAGATTTCCTAACAAAAGGAGAAAACAATGTTCGAGGAGTTCTGGAGCAAATACCCAAGAAAGGTCGCTAAACGTGCTGCACAGAAAGCATGGGCCAAACTATCGCCACAAGAGCAAAAGTCTGCTGTAGAGGCTTTAGTGACGCACAATAAGTATTACCAGGTGAAGGGTACGGGACAGGAGTTTATCCCGCATCCTGCTACGTGGTTGAACCAGGGAAGATGGGAAGATGAACTAGAGATCGCACCTGCACAAGAGAAGGTTGTTGTGTGGTGGGCGACAGAGAAAGGTACTGCTGAAATGGCAGCGAAAGTAAATTGTCCTGCTAGGCCAGGAGAGGACTGGAACTCTTGGAAGGCAAGGATCTCTGAAAAGTTGAGGGTGGCATGAACAGAGAAGACATTATCCGCATGGCGCGGGAGGTAGGTATTGAGTTTGATCCGCGATGGGGGACTTGCTACACGGGAAATGTTCAGCTTGAACGCTTCGCTGCCCTTGTTGCCGCTGCCGAGCGCGAGGCGTGTGCGAAGGTGGCAGACGAGCAGGCGCAGGACGAACCATACGGTCACGCAAAATTCAGGTGCGGCAATATCGCATCCGCCATCAGAGCAAGGGGTGAGCAATGACCGGCGCTGAAATCGACCAGACCATTTCCCCGATTGACATGAGGGACTTTCTAAAGTCTCAAGGGTGGTCTGTTTTAGAACAAGCCCTGAATGATCGCCTCTTTGTTTTTAGCAATCCATCATTTCCGCGTCGTCAACTTGTGTTTCCGATGGACCTCACAGCCCCGGACTATACTGAATCAGTGGATGTCGTCGTCGGGAAGGTCTGCGAATTAACAGGAGTGGCTCGTAATTCACTTCTGGCGTCAATCGAAGCGTTCAAAAAGGATCTTGATTCCAAACATTGAGCGAATTGCGTGAGGCGTGTGCGAAGGTGTGTGAGAACAAAAACACACTGCTTGAATGGCCAACATACGCCGCTGCCATACGAGCAAGGGGAAACACATGACAAACAACATCAAACCGTTTATCAAAGTTACAACCCATGACAACTCTGAGGCCGTAACCATGCTTGAGCAGTGGCTGGAAGACGCCAAATCTGGAGAGATTGTCACGGTGGCTATTGTTGGCAAACGCGTAGGCGGCGAATGGCAGACCGGCATGAGCAGCAGTCAAAATCGCCTTGAAGATGCCGCAATGCTCATCGAGTTAGGAATGCGTCGGCTTGGCTTTAATCCGCAGAGGTAACGTATGCGAAAAAGTTTACATCTAACTACTGAATTCTTGCCGCGCAAGTGGCCCTGCTTCGCTGTGGGGTTCGTGGGTAGTGGCAGCGAATTTGTACTGCACCTGTATCTGGTGTGCTTCCGTATTCGATGGGGGTATTGAAATGACCCAAGATGAAATTGTCAAGATGGCGCGAGAGGCTGGGCTTGTACGCACAGGAAACAACTGGGTAGAACCAGCGCGTTGGGGTGTAACTGAGCTTGTCCATTTCGCTGTTCTTGTTGCTGCTGCCGAGCGTGAGGCGTGTGCGGAGGTGTGTGAGGAAATCAAAGGCGTGAAGTTGCAGGGATACGAGTTTGCCGCCGCCATCCGAGCAAGGGGACAGTCATGACAGACAAAGAAAAAGCCTACGCACTGCTAAGAAAGCTAGCAGACGAAACAACGTATGTGATGGTGCATCCCAACGAGTTAAGAGTTCTTCTTGACGATCTTGACCACATGAGGCTTAGGGTAAGTATTGCTAGGGAAGAACTTAGCGATGCTTGGCAACTTTATAGAGGGGATATGGCATGAGCGAGAACAAAACAGCAAAGACACCAACGGACGACGGACATGTAGCGCATGTTTACCTGTTCGAGAAAACAGGCAGGCCAATGGTCGCATGGGACAACGCTAAAGACATAAGGCTAGGCGACAGGCTTTACGTTGCACCAAAGCAATGGGTTGGGCTGACGGATGAGGAGATACACGATATGAGCGGGTACGAGGAAGATCGGAAAATGTACCGATTTGCCCGAGACGTCGAAGCCAAGCTAAAGGAGAAGAACACATGAGCAGAGAAGCCATTGAAGAAGCGATAGAAGTGCTAGAGGATGCAAGCGCAGAGATGCTGATGGAAACAGGCGATAAAAATTACTACATCGAAGCCATTGCCGTTTTACGCCAAGCACTTGTCGATGCCGACGACACATCACAAGAACGTGTTGATGAAATCGTAAAAGATGAACATGAGCCGGTGGCGTGGGCCAATTCATTCGACCTGCAAAACTTTGACATGAGCGAAAACAAAAACGCAAAGACACCAGCAGACGGGCCTGTGGCATGGAGTTGCCAGTGTGGCAGGCCTTATACGGTTACTTGTATTTCAAGCAAACCACCAAAGCGTGAATGGGTTGCGCTGACGGATGAAGAGATCTATGAATATGCAGATAAGTATCTTTATCAGCATGGCAGTAATTACGGTATCAAAGCATTTGGTAAAGCCATTGAAGCCAAGCTAAAGGAGAAGAACGCATGAGCACACAACCCAAAGCCCTGCGGCTGGCTGATGCGCTGGACGCTGAGTTTGTGCAAAAACGAATAAGCAATAGCACGGGCAGGGAATCAGCCGTCGAACTGCGCCGATTGGCACTGAAGCAATGGGTTGGCTTGACTGATGAAGAGATACATGACTTGATTTATCTATCTCAAAAAATTGATGCTAGTAATTCACCTTGGTTTGATTGTTTGGGTTTTTACCGTGCCATCGAAGCCAAGTTAAAGGAGCGCAACATATGAGTGGCGATCACAATATGAAAGATTCTTTTGAATGTCCAAGATGCGGACATTGCTGCGCTGAATGGGAAGGTCAAGACAACGTGAACCATCCTAAGCACTACACATCACACCCGTCTGGCGTAGAGTGCATAGAGATCGCGGAGCATATGAACTTCAACCTCGGTAATGCTACTAAATACGTTTGGAGAAGTAGCTTAAAGGGTAAAAATGTTGAAGATCTCAAGAAGGCTATTTGGTACTTAGAAAGAGAGATAGCGAGGATAAAATGACTGACGAGCAAAAGAAGATTCTTACTTACCTGAAAAAGCGTAAGACACCTGCTGACCTAAAGTCAGTGAGGCTACAGACAAAGATCGACAAGCAAACGACTGTGAACTGCCTAAACGCTCTGCTAAAGAAAGGCTGTATAAAGACATCGTTTAGGATAGACCCGTTTACCAAGGAACGTGTTTGGGAGTGGGTCAAGGACGAGTACGAGGTCAAGAAAGTGTCAAGACCGAAGAAGAAGTTTAAGCCTGTCCTGGAAAAGCAAGAGGAAAGCGTTAGTTTCTTTAATAATCCGTTTAATCTGAGGGTCGCATGAATCTAAACGAAGCAGCAGCTATGAGCGCAGCACAAGACATCATCGAGCAAGCACAGTCAACAAGTGCTCTTGAACAACGAGCATTAGCAATTGTCAATCTGTCTGTAGAGCTACACAGGAAAGCTATAGACCTAAGACTGCAAGCAGAGGAGATTCTCAAAGAAATAAGGTATGGGTTAAAATGAATGTAGGCTCCTTCCCCTCCTTTGCCCGACGCGACGTTGGGCGTTTTTTTGTATGAATGCGGCGGTCTACACGGCTATCTTTGGTAACTATGACCCGTTACATTACGCGGTCAAACAAAGCGTTCCTACGGCCTTCTACGCAATCCTGGACGGTGTTAAGAAGCCTCAGGGATGGCAGCAAGTCATCACAAGCAGACGTTTCTCAGATCCTCGTATGGATGCCAAGTGGTTCAAGGTATTCCCAGACAAGTTAGAGTTTGCTGAGGATTATGTGATCTGGATAGACGGGTCGATAAGGATTACAAGCCCTGAGTTTGTGGCTTACATGATCGACCAGGCCGGAGATACGATGGCGGCATTTCAACATCCTTGGCGGACTTGTATCTATCAGGAGGCCGGAGAATGTTGGGATATGGTCAAGTATCGAGATCAACCTATCTTGGCTCAGGTCGAGCACTATCGGGATCAAGGGTGGCCGCAGGACGCAGGTCTTATTGCTGGCGGGGTTTTGTGTTGGAAGCGGAGTTACATCAATCCTCAAGCAAACCAAGACTGGTGGATTGAGATGATGAAATGGACGCTACAGGATCAACTGTCGTTTCCGATCATCGCAGACAGAAACGGGTTAGAGGTCAATGTTTGCACAGAAAACCTCATGGATAACAAATACTTTCAGGTGGTAGCTCACCATAGGATGGCGGAGTATGAAAAAAGTTCCGATACTCATTTGTACGGTAGGGAGTCCAAGTCTTGAAATCACGTTGTCGAGCATCCGTCTATACGCCAAAGAAGCGTCGATATATCTGTCGAGCAGAACCGAGACAATGGACGAACGAATTTACAAGTGGGTACTCAACTCGGCGGGTAACTTTGGTGATGCCTACAACCGGATCATGGACGACGCATTCCAACACCACGATGCAGTCATCATTGCCAACGACGACATCTGCCTGACTCCAGACTCTTATAGACTCATTCTTGAGGATGCCGAGCATCTACAAAAAGCTGGGCATAAAGTCGGTGTTTTAGGTGCAAGGTCTGACAATATCCTAGAGGCTCAGAACATCCGGTTCGAGGGTGGTGCAAGACACGGGATGAAATGGGCAGAAGAACAGACGATCAAAGAAACGAGCGTCATTGCGCCGATCTTTGCTTATGTGACCAGGGAAGCCTTCCAAACAGTCAGGTTTCCTCCGATCAATTGGTTTTCAGATAACGTGTTTTGTCATACACTCACGGTATGTGACTTTAAGCATTTTGTTTCAAGGAGTTACGTTCACCACGCAGGCAGTCAAAGTGTGGGTAAGGACGACTCTAAGAACATCAAGGAGGCAGCAGCATGGCTGTGGAAAAACGAACCAGGGATAGCAAGACACTACCGTCTCCCTACAGAATGAAAGTGCCTCCTGTGCCCATCAGGTACGACCGGAAAGTAGGCATTCCTTTACAACCACAAAAGGCTAAAAAATGAAAGGCTTGCTTTCGCCGAAGGTAATGATCGTCGTTAAACAAAACGGCGAGGACGAAGAATCATCAGACTGTCCGATTGCGACACAAGATATCGAGGTTAACCTTAAAAACCGTCAGAAAGCGATAGATAAGGCTCAATACGGGCCTATGAACCCTAACGAGCCTAATAGTCAATATTGGCGCGATATGGGTGCTAAGTGGCGTGTTTCTGGTGAGCAAGCAAAAAAGTCTCGTTGTGGTAACTGCGCTGCCTTCAACCAAAAGCAGTCCATGCTCGACTGTATTGAACAAGGTTTAGGCGAAGAAGATGATTGGTCGGCGGTCGATGCTGGCGATCTTGGTTTCTGCGAGATATTTGACTTTAAGTGCGCTGCGTTAAGAACTTGTGCAGCGTGGGTGACTGGTGGCCCTATCACAGACGAGGAAAGCGATGAAGAAGGCGATATGGGAGAAGGCGAGACCGAAGAAACTGGGGAAGAGTGAACCTCTTTCCAAGTCTGAGAAGAAGTCCGCTAAGGCTATGGCCGCATCTGCTGGCAGACCCTACCCGAATCTTGTGGATAACATGAGAGCAGCGAGGAAGAAATGAAAAAGACCAAGGCTGAGAAGAAGATCAGTAAGGTTTACAACGAGTTCAAGGCTGGAAAGCTACATTCAGGCAAAGGTGGCCCGATTGTAAAAAGCCCTGCCCAGGCTCGTGCGATTGCGCTTTCTGAAGCCGGTGTGAAGAAAAAGAAATGACTGCCGCTTGGACTCGCAAAGAAGGTAAGAACGCTAAGGGTGGCCTAAACGAGAAAGGCCGGAAGTCTTACGAGGCTGCAAACCCTGGTTCTAACCTGAAGGCTCCTGTTAAGAGCGGAGATAACCCGCGCAGAGCGTCTTTCCTAGCGAGAATGGGTAACATGCCAGGGCCAGAGCGTAAACCTGATGGTAGCCCTACTAGACTTTTACTGAGTCTAAAGGCATGGGGTGCAAGTAGTAAGGAAGATGCAAGAGCAAAAGCAAAGGCAATCTCGGCGAGGAACAAAAAGTGAAGCGCAGAAAAGGTCTGCTGGATGAAGAGAAGTTCCTGCCTCCGTTGCCGGAGCAGTTACCGAGAGGTGTGAGTTCGCTTCCAGGGTATGGGCAGACGAGTCCTGTAGCACAAGGTCTACTAGGGTTTACGGGCAGGAACCCGACGTATTCGGTGATGGATCCACAAGCACAGCAGATGTCTGATGCTTACAGACTAGGTGAACAGGCAAGTGTTGCTAGTCAACTGTATAGCTCGGTTGCGCCGTTCGCTGTAGCGGCTACTTTAGCTAAGGCAGGCCAAATTCCTGGCGCAAGTATGGCTGTACAAAGGTCGTTAAGTTCTGCTCCGAGAGACGATGCTCTAGAGATAGCGAGACAAAACGCTGTAAAGATGCTCGGTTTACCTGAAGCAAACACAGCGATGGATCGCGCTAGGGCAATGGGTTTTGTTGATGCTTATCATGGCACAACTGGGGATATTAGAAACTTTGATAAACAATTCAGGGGTGCTACAACTGGTGCGCCGTCAGCAAAAAGGGCTGATTTTGCCGCCTCAAAGCCACAAGTTGCTGTTGGATATTCTTTACTTGGAGAAGGTAGAGAAATAAACGCTATCAACAGAGAATTGGCTGCTGCTGAAAAAGCTAGAGATTGGAACAAAGTAGAGGATCTAACCGTCAAGTTGGAAGATGCTACTTTTAAGCAAAGAGACATTGCCGCAAAAGTGTCAGATGAAAGATTCGAGGCTGAGAAAAAGTTTGGCGATGTTTTGAACAAGTATGGCGTACAGCAAGATTTCTATTCAAATAGACCACAGCTAGGGGATTACAAAGAAGAATCAGAGATGTTGGCAAGGATGGCTGTAAGGAAAGAGGCTTACGATAAAGCCTTGGCGAAAATTCCTTCTGCTGTTGACCAAAATAAACTATGGGAAAGGTACGAGAAGGCAAACGGAGGTAGTGTTCTTTGGGATACTCCCGAAGAGTACAGAAAAATACTTGCGAACATTCAAAAGAAAGACCCTGACGCGGCTCGACTCTATAAAGCGAGTAACGAGGGTGGATGGGAAAACCTACCAGAGTTTCAAAAAGACCCGAAAGCCTTAGAAGAATTAAATAAGGCGTTCAGCGACATAAAGTCATTAGATGCTGACTATTACGCTCTTGGAATACCTCAAGGTGCTAACGTCATGCCTTTGATGATAAGAACAGAAGGGATGAATGTAAAAGACTTTAAGGGGTCAAGATACAGAGATGAAAGTTACAATGAGCTTATAAAAGAAGCTATTGCACAACGTAAACCAGGTGTCGTAATGAAACAAACTTACGACCCTGGACAAAAAGCATATGACGAACTGACAGACATTTACGCAATTACAGATCCGTCTCGCATTAGGTCTAGGTTTGCCGCCTTCGATCCAGCAAGAGCAAAAGAAGCTGACTTGCTAGCAGGAATAGGTACAGTAGGAGCAGGTTTACTTAGTCCTGCTGTCTTAGAGTATCTTCGTCGCAGAGATGAAGAAGGCATGTAAAGCGTTGTTAACAAACAACAATGGAGTAGTAAAATACAGTGGAAAACAAATGGATTCCTCCAAACGCAGGATTAGGTAGACCGAAGGGTGCGCCTAACAAATCTACTGCGGCAGTACGGGAAGCCATTGCAAAGATGGCTGAACTAAACGCACCTCGTTTTGCTATGTGGTTAAACGAAGTAGCGCAGAAAAGCCCAGAAAAGGCTTGCGATATTTACTTGCGGGCTATCGAGTACCACATACCTAAATTGGCAAGAACAGAGGTAACAGGTCAGGACGGGCAACCAGTTGCTTTACAAGTGACATGGGCGCAACCAGAATAGTCATTCCGTATGCACCTCGAGCGCAACAGCTACAGATCCACCATGCGCTTGCAGACAAGCGATTCGGAGTCGTTGTTGCTCACCGTCGTATGGGAAAATCAGTCTCTGCTGTCAACCATCTCATTAGAGCAGCGATAGAAAACACAAAGGAGGCTCCAAGATATGCGTTCATTGGGCCTACCTACTCCCAGACAAAACGAGTCATCTGGGATTACCTCCTCAAGTTTACCGAGCCCCTCAACGCCACCGCGAATATTGCAGAACTTCGGGTTGATTTCTGGGGTAGACGCATCCAGCTTGCAGGGTCTGATAACCCAGACTCTCTTAGAGGACAGTATTTTGACGGCGTTGTATTCGACGAATTCGGCGACCAGAACCCTAAAATTTGGTCGGAAGTGGTTCGTCCGGCCCTATCGGACAGAATGGGATGGGCGTTATTCCTCGGAACCCCAAAGGGAAACAACCACTTCAAGACCTTAAGAGACCATGCAGAGCAGCATAACGATTGGGCACTGCTTGAGTTCCGAGCATCCGAAACTGGTCTTATCCCTCAGGCTGAACTCGATGCAGCCAAGTCCGAGATGGGAGACGACAAGTATCTACAGGAGTTTGAGTGTTCCTTTGACTCAGCAATCGAAGGAAGTTACTACGGACAGCTTCTCAATGAGCTACCGTCTGAGCGATTCCATGACATCCCTGTAGATGGATTGGCTAAGACTTACTGCGCCTGGGATCTAGGGATAGGCGACTCCACTGCGATCTGGGTATGTCAAAGAGTGGGCTTAGAGACACGACTCATTGACTTTGTGGAGAACCACGGTCAGGGGCTTGACTGGTATGTGAACTGGCTGAGAACTAATCACTATGAGTTGGCCGAGCAGTTACTACCCCACGATGTGCAAGTGAGGGAGTTAGGATCGGGACGGTCTAGGCTAGAACTCCTACAAGAAGCAGGGCTAAACATCACAATTGTGCCGAGAATGGGTGTTGACGATGGGATACAAGCCGTGAGAAGGCTGATTCCCTTTTGTTGGTTCGACTCCAAGACTAAGCGTGGAGTGGACGCACTACGCAATTATCGGAGACAATACGACGATAAGCGTCAAGTCTATTGGGATAAGCCCTTGCACGATTGGGCATCTCATGCGAGCGACGCATTTCGGTATCTTGCGGTTGGTATGTCAGAGCAAACAAGTTGGTCTAAACCGCTGAAACCTAACGTATCTTGGGTGGTCTAAATGGATGACGGACGATTAAAGGCGATTCTCCAAGGTGAGATTGATAACGCGATAGGTTTCTTGGAGACCGAGACGGTCGAGCAACGTAAGAACGCGCTCACCAGCTACATGCGTGACCCCTACGGTAACGAGGTGGAGGGTCGAAGCCAGATCGTAACCGGCGAGGTTGCAGAAGCTATCGACGGGATGCTTCCTCCTCTCATGCGTTTGTTTACGTCTGCCGATCAAATCGGTGTATTCGAGCCTGTGGGCCCAGGTGATGAGCCTATGGCAATGCAAGCTACCGAGTATTGCAACTGGGTGCTGATGAAGCAGAACCCTGGCATTTCGATCATGCACGACTGGTTCAAGGACGCGATCCTTCAGAAGGTCGGTGTCATTAAAGCCTACTGGGACGATTCGATAAGCGTCACCAAGGAACAGTACGCGAACCTGACAGACGATGAGCTAGCTATGCTTATGTCAGACGGGACGATGGAGATCGCAGCGCAAGAGACAATTGAGCAGGATATTGACGGCCAAGTCATGCGTGTCCATAACGTCGCGCTGATGAAGAAAACTAAAGCCGGAAAGATTAAGGTCGAGAACGTGCCTCCCGAAGAGTTCTTGATCTCCAAGGCAGGAAAAACTGTTCGAGACACACCGTTTGTCGCGCACAGGAAACTCATCACGAGGTCGGATCTTGTTTCAATGGGGTTTGATCCTGAAATCGTGATGAACCTTCCGGTCTACAACGACCTTGAGTTTAGTGCCGAGTACATTGCAAGATACAACCGTGACGAACAGCCCTACATGGAGCCAAGTCTCGACAAATCCATGCAGACGGTTGAAGTGTTCGAGTGCTACCTAAAGACTGACTACGACGGGGATGGGATCGCAGAACTAAGACGGGTGCATTTTTCGGGGAACGAAATCCTAAGTAACGAGGAAACCGACTATGTGCCGTTTTACACCATCT